GTGTTCCTGCCCTGCTAAAAAATGGGCTTATATTGGCATTTTGGCCTGTTTTGCCGTTTTGACGGTTATTACCGCCTTTTGAAGAATTGCATCTAGAACAAAGGCATTGCAAATTAAATTCTTCATCACCACCACCACTGCTGCGAGGAATGATGTGGTCAACTGTGTTGCCTTCCATTCCACAAATCTGACATGTGAACTGGTCACGTTCAAGAATGCGCTGACGAATCTTGCGCCACTTGGAAGTTGAACCATTGTCTTTTAATGCACTGGCCATAATCAAAACCAATTGTGTTTCTGATGATGAACCAATGCTTGACATGGGCTTGAATATCTGTGAATCATGTAACGAAGCGTTGCATCAATTTGACGATAAGGGTCAAGGTTTCTGTAATGATTTGACTTCATCTGTCCTAATCCCCAATGACTTCCGTTGTGCGCCTTATAATCCCAACGGCTTTCCTTTGTAATGATTACATTGAAACATTGAAATTGCTTGTAGTTAACTATCCTTGAATGAGCATATAACTTCAAATGGTCTATTGAATAACTATCTGCATTTGCGTTGTGAATGCTTGTTGTTGAAAGCAATGCCGCAATGACATAGAACCTGCCCACTAGATTTATTCGCCCTTGCGAGCAGTCCGCATCAGCGGCTCGCTTCAAGCGATAGAATCGTATCCACCTAGTCAAATACCGCGCAAGTTTCAGCGTGGTCTTGGGCGTGTTTCCACCGTTATCAACCCCTGTGGATAAAGCCTGTGGATAACTATTGTGCAACATCATTTACCAAAGCAACACCCATTTTTGAACAAACGGTACATTCCAGCACTTTCACATGCTCAGGCAAATTGTCGGTCACTATGCGTACCATTTGAGTTGTAACCTTTTTGCACGCTCTACACTCAAATTGCATCTGTTCCATAATTGCTCCTCACTAAGTTTTCAATGGGCTGAAGGTTGGGTTGACTTACCCACCAATTTGGTTGCCTAGAATGCCGATATTTGTCCCGCTTAGCAATGGCTACTGGAATCCAGCCAACAATGTTGTAAGCCGTTGATGAATTACCAGTAACAAGCACTGCAATATCTGTGGAGCGGTCATATTCGTGGACGATTAGTTGACCTTCACTGTATTTCGTCCAACGCACTTCAATGCCTTTTCCAACGTCAGACTTTTCTTTTCCCTTTTCTTCAAATGGGTCAAAGTCAAGATTGAAGTATTTAGCCACCGCCCATTCACTGCCAATTGCTTCAGCATCTTGTGCCAACAATTCATGCAAGGTTTTGTCTTTGGTGTAAGTCTTTGCAGAATCACCCACGCTCAAATTTTTCATTGCCATGACCCATGCGCTTAAATGGCACAACATGGCTTCCTGACGGTCTAGCGTGACTTTCAACGCTGATTCCTGCACCCGAAGCAAAACCATACTGGATTATCTTCAGCGGCTTTTTGATAACCAAATGCGTCAAATTTTTGAATCAATGCACATTTATCGCATTGCATGACCCTATACGAATCAACAACTTTGCCGTTTTTAAGTAGCGTCCCCAACATTGTCTTTGGGTCTATTAACTCCATGTATTCGCTCATACTTGTGGCTTCCAGGTTCCGTCACTTGTCAAAACGTGCCAATTGGGTGCGCATTGGGTCGTTTTGCTCTTTTCGGTACAGAAAAAGCCACCCCAGGCCTTTCCGTTTTTGCCTTCTCCCGTTTTCCAAATTCGGTGGCCATGACTGCAACTTGGTGACTCAGGCACTAATTGACCGCCTAGTTGTGAAGCGATATTTTCAACAACTGACCCAAATGTTGGCATGTCATTTTCAATGTGATGTGTTGCCCATACATCAGCGGCTTCAAGTTTTGCAGTTTTTGTATCTAAGCGTTCAACCTGACTCATATTCTCCTTAGTTGCCCTGGTATCTGTACCAAGCACAAGGCCAACACAACGACCGATTGCACTTGTGGTCGTATCTTCGCAAAACCAACGGCGCATGTTGGGATTGAACGCTGCAATGTAACCATAAGCGTAATCAACACCAGCGGGCTTTATGTCTCCTAAATCACGGTAAATTGTGCATTGAACAAGCACATAACCTTTTTCAGCATTAAAATCTACAATGGCCGTTTGAATTGAACCATTTGGATAAGTCTGCCAAAAACGCTTGATTCTTGTTGCAACATCTTCATAATTGTCAAGGAACCCCATTAGTTCACCGCCTTTTTAGTGGCTGCAATGTGGCGTGAAACTGCTTTGCCGCGTAAATAACCTTCGCGGTGGCCTTCTTTGTATCCCATTGAATATCCCAGGGCTGCGGCCATAACGCACAACAAGCCAATGAGTAGTAATGCCCGCAATGTCTGTGGGTCTAATAGGTCAAGAACCATTTTGATTTCTCCCGAATCTAGGCCGCCCGTTTGACTGCCTTACATAAGGGTGAAGCACACAACCGACAAAATCAACCTTCCCGCGTGGATTAGGGCGTGTCGCTCAGCAATTTGTCAACCAGTGAATCCAACCTTTGTTCGATTCTATTCACTTGGTCTTTGAGTGAATTGCCACCATTGGGCATCAACTCACGCATCACGGATTTGACCATAAATCTCATTGCCGAATAAACGGCCGTCAGGATTGCAAGAACGCAACCAATAACGGCCGCCCATTCGTTTGGTGTCATTCCCCAGTGACCCCAAAACTTTTGTCCTTAGGGTTGATGTATCGCAAAATCACTGGCAAAACTGATGAAAGGCCAGCATAGGCAATTGCCTTAGGGTCGGTGATTCCAGCCATATAAACGGCAATGCATGATGCGAGGAAACTGCGTCCCCATGAAGCGGCTAGGGCTTTGGCTTTGTCCATTTTTTCTCCTTCTTAGGTTTGACTCCCGAAGTTGGAATGGCGACTGTTGGAAAGTCACCCTTGTATGGTGCGAATTTAGGAACCCCAAACCCGACCACTTCTTTTCCTTCACCGTAATGGCGAACCTTCACCATGACCATGCCACCATTTCGTTGGTCGCCTGTTCCTGATGTATTTCCTTCGATAAGCAAAACCTGATTGTTAGGCATTAGGCCAACCACAATTCCAACGTGGCTGATTCTGTCAACGCCGTCATGTGGAAAATCCATAAACGCGATATAACCTAATTGTGGCATATTTGACCAACGTGAAATTTCTTTGAATTTATGTGCGCCCAATGCAGTTGAAACGCATGAAGGAATCTTGACTTCCGATTTAAAAAAAACCCAGTTAACGAAACTGCCACACCACGGCAAACCATTTGCTTTTGTAAAAGCACCGTATTTGGTCAGGTTGTCGCCTTCTTCAATTGTTCCAACTTCAGTTAAAGCCAACTCAATGACTGCTGCTGATGTCCCTAGTGGGTAACTCATTCATTTTCCTTTGGCATAATCCATTGACAAGTTGTTTCGTCAAAACCAATGTTGCCTTGCGGTTCAGGTGCAATGAAAGCATCACGTTTTTTATCGTATAAATAACCCACACCTGCATAATTCTTGCGTATTTTGCCATTGTAAGAGGTGCGCACGCAAACTTGTTTTCTAAAATCTCCATACCAAGTTTCTGTATCTGAACCTTCAATTGTTTCTGTTTCATCAATGCCAACAATAACTTCAGTCACAATGTTGTTTTTATCTAAGAATGCGTAGTGTGCCATTATGCCCAACTCACATTTCCTGTGCCAGCAGTAATTGTTGTAATTTTAAAACTGCCACTTGTTGCAGTAGAACCAGTCAAACCTGCACCAATTGTAATTGTCTTAGTGTCAGCATATTTAAGAATGACGATTCCTGAACCACCACCACCGCCGTAAGTTGTGGCATTCACGGCTGCGCCACCGCCACCACCGCCTGTGTTTGCAGTGCCAGCAGTTCCAGGATTTGTTACGGTTGAACCACCTGCACCACCGCCACCAGTTCCACCAGTGCCATAAGTGCCGCTTGGGTCGCTATATCCACCGCCGCCACCACCCGCATAAGTTACTGATGAACCACTAATTGAATTGGAAGTTCCATTGCCACCGTTGCCAGTTGTTGCCCCTGCATTTTGACCAGCAGCACTAGAACCACCGCCGCCACCTGCATCTGCGTCACCTAAAGTGGTGTCACCATTACCGCCATTGTTTCCTTGACTTGGTGATGTGCTTGGTGTGTTACCTGCTCCACCTAAATAATATCCACCCGCTGCACCTATTGAACCGCAACCACCGCCTGACCCACCCGCACCACCTGGCTCATTAGTACGACCACGACCACCAAGACCACCGCCCGCTGAAGTAATTGTTCCAAAAACACTATTTGCACCAGCCGTGGCTGCAACACCTGATGAACCTCTCGTTCCACCTGCGCCAATTGTGACTGTGTAATTGGTTGCCAAATTTGTTGCAAAAGTGTTGCTTCGATAACCACCAGCACCACCGCCGCCACCGCCACTAAAACCGCTGCTAAACGCTCCACCGCCACCGCCCGCAACAACCAAATAATCCACATTGAATGTTCGTGGTGTTCCTGATGATGCAAGAATTCCTAAAATTGGAATCATTATGAAATGTCGCCAACCACGGTGAAAGTATTTGAAGCGGTGCAAATTATTGTGCAAGCGGAATAACGTGCGCGCAAAACTGGTGCAGCACTTGTTGCCCCTGTTGACGTAATAGTTACGCCAGCACCAGCCGCAAATGAAGTTAAACCAACTCCAATGGATTGAACATTTATGATGTTTCCAGCAGCAAAAATTGAAGGCGGAATTGTAACGGTGATTGCTGAAGCATTTGAA